ATGGTATACTGGGCGGGGGGTTCTTTACGGGGCTAAGGGAAGGGGGGTTGTTATATTTGCGGTATGGGATACTATAAGGATACACACATACGGGAGCGGATAGATGGTTACTTACGTATTAATGCTGCCATACAGGCGAACCTTGGGACTAAGAGTAAGTTTGATATAGGCAGTAGGGCAGAAGCCAAGAGGATCTGGATAGAGTTGTTATATGAGATTAGTTTATTGGATAAGGAATACTATCAGGCTTTGGCATCTCCCAAGGAGCAGGAGTTGGTAAGTGTCTTACGTATTGGGAGTTGAGGATATATGAATATATTTGAACTTTAAATATTAAAATTATGGAAGTAGTAACGCCGGGTGTAGAGTATAAGCTACACAATTTTAAATCGGAGAATGACTATCAGGTAATACGTTTTACGGAGAAGACGGCTTTGGGGTATAACGGGGGGACTACGAACGAGGAGGTTATTACTATGTTGATAGATAGGATGTATGAGTTACAGAAGAAGAACTTCTCTGTAGAGAATCAGTGCATCATTATACTATTGAAGAATATTCGGGTTCTCTTGAAGAAGAGGTTAGTAAAGAAGATTGACAGAGTAAGCAAATACGAGGGAAGCAATGGTACTAAATATAGCGACGAGTCCGAGGCTTCATAAGAGGCACTATTTGGAGTTGATGAATGGGATATTAAAGTTGACTCCGAGGGAATTGGATTGTTTGTTATTGTTTATGGCTTTCGACCCTGAGGTAGCTTGTAGTACGGAGGCGAGGATTTCTGTAAGTAGGGAGATGAATTTCAGGAGTGTAGCTGTGATCAATAATTATGTGAAGAGTTTGAAGGATAAGGGAGTTATTATTTTGGGAGACGATGGTTTATATAGGTACAATTCGATAATACACGCACCTCCTATAGTAGATGATATTATATTCAGGTTTGTCATCTAACCGACCCAGCCATTATTTGGTATATGAGTTTGATGATATAGGGGTGTTGATGGAATTTGAGTTTGTGGTGTCTGTGAGGTTGGAGGAGATGGGGATTGTATACTATACGGAGATTTATATCGGACAATATGTTTATCAATTAATGTTTGTGTTGTATGCCAAGAAAGAACTCGATAAAAGCGAAGATTTGTAAGGAGATTGCAAATGATTTGGGAGCACATCCCGATGAGGTGCTTAGCATTGTGGAATCACAGTTTGAGCATTTGAAGATGCATATGGAAGAAGGGGCTTTGACCAGTGTACGTCTTCCGTACTTTGGGAAGTTCTATGTTAAACCGGGAAGGATATCACAGTTAAATTATGGGATTATTCAGAGAAGAAAACTTCAGGGTAATAGTGGACCCTCAGATACTCCTGATAGCGGAGTTTAAGTCGCTATATAGGAGAGACAGGACCAAAGAGAAGATAGTAGCTCCTAAAGAGTTTGGATATATCTACTTCGTTTATGATCACCGCAGCCCTTATATCATATATCCTGTGGAGGAGAGGACGACGCGGGTCAAGGCCGACTTGAAGTTGGTGGATTGGGAGGTGGACTCGTATGTCAAGGCAGCTATAGACAAATACCTTGAGATGAGTTCTACCCCCGAGGTAAAGACCCTTACGTCCATACGGGAAGGCCTGCTCACCTCCAGCAAGGTAATCGACACGTTACGTATCCGTATCGAAGACGCCCTCAAAGACGTAGATATGGAGGACATCGACCCTATCGTACGAAGCGTACAGCGTATGTTGGAGATAGCAGAGAAGCTTCCCAAAGCCATAGACAACATCTCTACGTTAGAGGATAAGATCAAACGACAGGAAACTACCGACACCAAGATCCGAGGGGGAGGTAAGAAGGGACAATTTGAAGATTGATATGTTAGTCAATACCCAAGAGTTTAGAAGAGATGCCCTGCACTTCCTTGAGCACGGCTTCTACTGCCCTGACCCTCCCGGAAGTTCTGCTCATTACGAGTATTGGACTACTCAATTAGATAGGTGTATCAATGGCTACGAGGTCGGTGGTACACGTATCACAGGGCACCACTACTTCTACCTCAACTTCGTACGAATAAAGCTCACAGAAGACGCTGGTAAAGCTCAAAGCAAAGTGCTTACCTTTCCCTCGTTTTGGGATGGGGACTATGAGTTCTTCTGGCTGCTCGATATCGCTCGCAAAGGCATTGCGAAAGACGAGTATGAAAAGCTACGTCTTACGACCACTGTCGCAGATGGATTTATGGATGGAGGAAGACACGTCATCGTAGGTAAAGCAAGACGTAAAGGATTTAGCTACAAGAACGCCGCGTTAGTAACAAACACCTTCAATACCGTAAGGAACAGTTACTCGCTGCTCTGCGCCTTCGACAAGAAGTACCTATACCCAAAAGGTATTATGGCGATGGTTACAGACAATATGAACTTCTTGAACGAGCATACGGGCTGGACTAAAAGAAGGCAGCTAATCGACAAGCAGAACCATCGTAAAGCAAGCTACTTGGAGTATATGGGAGGGCAACCTGTAGAGAAGGGATATAAAAGCGAAGTAGAGGCGTTGACCTTCCTCGACAATCCCGATGCCGCCAGAGGTAAAGATGCCAATATCGTGATCTTTGAGGAGTGTGGTGTATTCGACAACCTCAAGTCCTCCTATCTCGCTACCCAGCCGTGTGTGGAAGACGGCGATGTCGTTACTGGGCAGATCATCTTGTTTGGTACAGGTGGCGATATGACCGGAGGAACTATCGACTTCGAGTCTATGTTCTATAACCCGGAGGCATATAACCTGCTTCCTATAACCAACATCTGGGATGAAGGCTCACAACATCAGAATTGCGGCTTCTTCTTCCCTTGCTACCTTAATAAGGTTGGCTATATGGACTCATCGGGGAATAGCAACGTGGAGAAAGCCAAACAGTCGGAACTGGCTATACGGGAGCAGAAGCGTAGAGATTCTAAGGATGCTGGCGTACTTGACAAGTATGTGACGGAATACCCTTTCTGTCCCAAAGAGGCGTTTATGCAGCAAAGCTCTAACCTTTTCCCGTCTGCAATGATCTTGGACTGGAGAAACGAGATACTGAAGTCCGGATCTCTTGCAAATATTGCAACGGTTGGTAGGTTAGTAGACAGCAAGGAAGGGGTTAAGTTTAGGCCAGAACCTAACTTACGGGCTATCAGTAAGTTCCCTCACCAAAAGGGCGACGACTTGACTGGGGCTGTTGTAATCTATCAGTCACCTTACAAAGAAAACGACCAGATACCCGATGACCTGTACATCATCGCACACGACCCCTATGCACAAGATGGCTATGGGCAATCGTTGGGTGCGGCATATGTTATAAAGCGCATAAATCCGTTCAGTAAACCGGATGATATGATCGTTGCCAGCTATATAGGAAGACCTGATACGCAGGATGAATACAATTATAACCTATTTTTGCTTGCAGAATACTATAATGCCCGTATCGGCTTTGAAAACGATAGGGGAGAAGTAATACCTTACGCTAAGAGAAACAGGTTACTTCAGTATTTAATGCCCGAAGTAGAAATTTTTGATAAGACGGATAACATCAAAATCAAAAAGTTAGGGCGTAGCTACGGTATGAGTATGGGAAGTAGAGAAAGAAAGGGCCAAGCGGAGATCTATTTGCGAGATTGGTTAAAGACACCACGCGCAATATCTCAAACTGGCGAGAAGAAATGCAACCTTCATTATATATATGATGTAGCTTTGCTTGATGAGTTAATAAAATACAATAGAAGTGGAAACTTTGACCGTGTGTCAGCTATGATGGTGGGTATGTTCCACCTAAAAGAGTTGCACAACAGAGAACTTACTATAACAGAACAGACAAACAGCTCAAACTTTTTTGACCGCAACTTCTTTTCATAAAGTTACTGATGTTTCAAATACCAAAACAAAAACTTCCCCGGTCTAAAAAGACCAAAAAATGGGGAGAGGAATGTATAAAGGCGTTTATCAATAGAAGTTCATTCAGCACTTCTACCAAGCATACCCTCCAGACGTATTACGAGGCCTATAACGGCAACTTAAAGGAGTCCGACTACAACTATGTCGTCAACCCCTATAATAGTGAATCTTGGGCCAAGAAAAACTTCCCAGCCCGACTCCGCAACTACAACATCATTAAGCCTGTTGTGGATCTTATGCTTGGCGAAAAGGCAAAACGTCCTGTAGCATACCAAGTAGTAGTGCGTAATGCAGACATCCAAACCCGTTTTGATGCATACCGCAAGGAGAAGTACAAAGAATACCTTGAGCAGACCTTCATCAATGAGATGAACAAGGGGGGTATGGAGACAAACATACCCTCTGAGGAACAAGCTATGCCGGATGAGTATATGAGCATGGTTCTCTCTAACTATAGAGACTCTCGTGCTATTGTAGGTCAGGAGGTATTGAACTATTTATTTGATTGGTTGTCGTTAGAAGACAAGTTCCAGCTTGGCTTCTTGGATTGGTTGGTTACTGGAGAGGTCTATACCTACAAGGATGTGTTGATGAATGATATCGAGTATGATATCGTTAGCCCGTTAGACCTTGACTTTGAAAAATCCCCAGACGTAGAGTTTATTGAGGACGCGGATTGGGTTGTACGTCGTAAGATAATGAGTATCAACGATGTAATTGACAAGTTCTACGATGTCCTTACTCCCCAAGATATAGATCGGTTAGAGCAGCCCTCTGGAAAGTACCGGGATGGCTACGGTGGAGTACAATCTCTCTTTATCAATAAGCCTGAAGACGACGAGAGCGATCGTATGGTCGAGGTACTTCACGTTTGTTGGAAGAGTTTTTCTCGTGTAGGTATCTTGAAGTATACCGACGAGTTTGGCAACCCGCAGGAGATGGTTGTCGATGAGACCCACAAGGCAGAAGAGAACGAAACGGTTGAGTTCTATTGGGTAAACGAAGTGTGGGAAGGGTATCAGATTGACGGAGATATCTATGTGAACTTTGGTCCCCATAAAGTCCAGCGCAATCAGATGAATAATATCTCTGACTGCAAGCTGCCCTATAATGGACGTATCTACAGCAACCGCCATAGCGATAACATCAGCGTTGTTTCTATCGGACTACCCTACCAGATCCTTTACAACGTCTTCCACTATCGTTTAGAACTCTCTATCGCCAAGAATAAGGACAAGATTATGCTTATGGAGATTAACACGATCCCCAAAGGCAACGGATGGGATGAAGAGAAGTTTATGTACTATGCGGATGCTATGGGCTTTGCCTTTATCGATAGCACTTCAGAAGGCAAGAATCGGGAGCGTGTAACATTCAACCAATACCAAGTTCTTGATATGAGCCTTGGGCAGTATATCGCTGCTCAATTCCAGCTTCTCCAAGCTATCAAGGAAGAATGGGAAGAGAACGTAGGTATCACCCGTCAGCGTAAGGGTAATGTGATGACCTCTGACGGGGTTGGTACTACCGAGCGGGCTATATTCCAAAGCTCTGTAATCTCTGAGGAGATGTTCCGTCGTTACGAAGCGTTCTTAGAGAAGGAATATATGGGATTGATTGACGTGTCTAAAATCGCTTGGAGAGAAGGCAAGAAGATGACCTATGTGACGAGCGATTTGCGTACTGCCCTTATTGAGGTAGATCCTTCCGAGTACCAAGAGGCAGAGTATGGCGTATTTGTCAAGAATAGCAGCAAGGAACAAGACAAGTTGCAGCAGATGAAGCAGATGGCACTGACATTTGCACAGAATGGACAGCAACCTTCTACTATTGCACAGATTTTGGATGGTGCCAACTTCAGTAGTATTAAGAAACTCCTGATGGAAGTAGAAGCTAAACAACAGCAGATGCAAGAGGCACAAGCCCAACAAGCACAACAGATGTCCCAGCAACAAGCTCAAGCCGCACAACAACTCCAAGCAGAGAAGCAGAACTTCGAGGCACAACAAAACGAACTCGACCGTATCAATAAGTTAGAAGTAGAGAAGATCAAGCTTGCAGGTACCCTCAGTATGGACTCTGATGGAAATGGCAGAAGAGATGATATAGATAGAGCAAGACTGGAAGTAGAGCGTGAAAGAGTACAAGCAATGAAGCAAAAAGGTTGATAATAAAAAAGAGGAATTGAGAGCAATGAAATGCACATAATTTATTACTATAACTAATAACTTTGTAAAATATGAGTGTAGAGAAACCACTGGATTTAAGTAAGGTTAGTGTTGCTAACCTCTTAAATGATGATGCACCTGCCAATGCAGCTGTATTGAATGAAACAGTAGCAGAACCGGAAGCAGAGCCGGAAGTTACTGAAACTGTTGAACCTGAAGTAGAGGACACAGTTGAAGAATTAGAATCAACAACAGAACCGGAAGATGAGGAACCGGGTGTTATTGAAATTCTAAGGAGTAAGCTGGGTTACGCTGCTGAAGGAGAGTTTAGTGAGGACTATGATGGTATTGTAGAGTTTACCCGTAGTGCAGCTGAAGAGATTGCACGCGAACAACTCGATTCGGTCTTTGCACAATTCCCCGACGTTGCAGAATACCTTCAGTATCGTTACAACGGAGGCGACCCCAAGCAGTACTTCGCTGTCAATGGAAGTCAATTGGATTACGCTTCCTTAGATATTAGTGGAGATAATATCGCTGCACAGAAGCATGTTGTTGAACAATGGCTATCTTTGCAGGGGTTTGAGCCGGAAGAGATCAATGATACCGTACAAGAATATCTTGATGCAGGTATCTTGGAGAAGCAAGCAGAGAGAAACCTCAAGAAGTTGCAAAATTATCAGCAGCTTCAAGCGCAGCAGCTTATAGAGCAACAGCGCATCCAAGCCCAACAGCAGCAACAAGAAGTAGCGCAGCAATGGAACACGATTAAGTCCACTATAGATACTGGTAATCTTCGTGGGTTTGCAGTTCCAGAAAGCGATAAGAGCAAGTTCTACAACTGGATGAGCCAACCCGTTGATAAGGAAGGTCGTACACAGCGTATGATTGACCGTCAACAAATTAGTATGGAGACACAGGTTGCTTTGGAATATTTGCTTTACAAGAATTTTGATTTGAATAAGCTTGTGCAAACGACTAAGAATACACAGCAAGCACAATCGTTGAAACAAAAGTTACAGCAAACACCGCCCGCTTCTAAAAGAATGAAAGGAGGCTCCGGGTACTCCAAGCCAGTACAGTTACCACCCTTAAACGAATTGATTTAAACCCTTTAATCTTTTTATAAATGTCTGCTGATAACTTAAAAAAGCTCCGGCTGTATGAAGACACATTCAACTCGTCTTCTATGACCGATGAGAACTCCTTGGCTGCGGCTCTCTTGACGCAACCGGATGTTCTGTCTCCCGTTATTACCCATCTGGCTGGTCAGGAGGACAAGCGTTTCCCGCTTTCTTTCTTGACGGAAGGTATGGGCGCTACTAACTACATTAATGACATTGAGTACGACTACCCGGTTATGGGTCGGTTGAACAAGGCACTCCCTTGTACTGCTCAAGCTGGAACGGGTGCTAACCACCAGCGTATTGTTCTGACGTTCCCTGAGCGTTGGTTTGTTCGTCAATACATCATCGAGGATTCGGAAGGCACTCAGCTCCGTATTATGGATGATCCGAAGGCAGTTGCTGGAGGATACGAGTACTCTTGCCAGCTCGTTGCAAGCGATGGTGCAGGTGTTGGTGCATCTGCCTTAGCTAACCGTCAGTTCGTTCAGTTGTACGCTCCGGCTGCAATGAGCGGATCGCGTGGTAACGAAAGCCATTGGGTTGCTCCGTCCAAAATGCGGAACCAAATCTCTCTTATCCGTAAGTCTTACGCATACGAGGGTAACATGCCGGATCGTGTCGTCAACTTCCAGTTCAATGTTGGTGGACGTACTACCAACTTGTGGTATGACTTCGAGGAATACCAGCACATGTTGCGTTGGAAAGAAGAGACCGAATACGCATTGTGGTACTCGCAATACAACCGTGACGCTAATGGTATCATCCACCTGAAGGATGACAACGGTAAGCCGATTAGCTTGGGATCTGGCGTTCTGGAGCAAATCCCGAACGTGGATACCTACTCTACCCTCACCGCCCAGAAGTTGAAGGCTGTTGTCCGTGATGCCCTGTACGGAGCATCTGACGCTCAGAAGATGAACATCGTACTCTTCACGGGTATTGGTGGTTTGGAAGAGTTTGACAACGCTATGAAGCAGGAAGTCGGAAGCGGCAACTACATCAAGAACACGCCTGAGAACGCATTCGTCTCTGGCAGCGGTTCTAACTTGGTGATGGGTGGCTTCTTCACTACCTACCAGCACATCGACGGTCACACGATTACTGTTCGTCACCTGCCCCTGTTTGACCACGGCGCACGTGCACTGAATGCTGATCGCCACCCGGTTACTGGTCTGCCGATGGAATCTTACCGTATGGTGTTCCTTGATATGTCTACTTACGATGGTGAGAAGAACATCAAGTACATCTCTCGGAAGGGCCGTGAGCTGGTTCGTTGGGCAGTTGCTGGTGCTACTGTTCCTCCGGGCTTTGCAGGTAACGCCACCCGCGCAACTGACGTGGATGGATCGAGCGTTCACTTTATGAAGGAGTGTGGTATCGCGATTCGTCGTGCTACTAACTGCCTCCACTTAGAGTGCGTTAAGTCGTAATTGTTGTTTGTTTGATAGAGGATGGGGAGAGGGCAACGGTCTTCTCCCCATTTTTCTAACCCTTTTTAGAAATTCACAAGTTAAACCCTATAGTTATGTCTTCACACATTGTAACACTCCAGCGTCGTCCCAATTCAACGAACCTTCCGGACGATATCTACTTGGAGTCTAAGCGCAAAATCGGTTCGGTATTTACAGCGGGAGGAGATGTTGTAAGAGGATTGTCTCTTGCAGAACA